GATGGACAGATAACCTGTTCTATATGCGGAGCGATGGATGATGAGAAGGAGTTAGGGTGATTACTGATCCTAAAGAACTATTACTTACTGCACTCAAAGCAGGCGATGCAAAGCGTTCACGTTCTTTACAAGTACAGATTGGTCCATCAGAAATAGGTGGTTGCCGACGTAAGGTGTGGTACCGACTCAATGACCAACCAGAGACTAACGATAACGAATTAAAACTAGCAGCCATTATGGGTACTGCTATCCACGCAGAGATTGAAAGAGCGTTAGCAGATAATCCAGATGTGCTGATTGAAACAGAAGTTGAATACAACGGAATGAAAGCACATATTGACTGTTTCGTACCTGGTACTGGTGATGTGATTGACTGGAAGACAAGCAAGGTAAAGAACCTTTCCTACTTCCCATCAACACAACAGCGTTGGCAGGTGCAGACCTACGGCTATCTACTGGCTAAGAATGGTCACGATGTAAAGCGTGTATCTCTAGTTGCTATTGCTCGTGATGGTGATGAACGGGACGTCAAGGTACACACAGAAGATTACAACGAAGCAATGGCACTAGAGGCATTGGGTTGGTTAGAAGCTATTAAGACATCAGAGGTAGCACCAGAACCAGAGCGAGAAGAAAACTATTGCAAGTTCTATTGCAAGTTCTATGACGCAAGTGGGCAGTTAGGATGCGTTGGTCTAAAAAAAGAACGTATCGCTAGTCAAGAGGTGTTAATCCAAGACAAGGATGCATCAATTAATGCGATGAAATACTTACAATTAGATGAGAAGATTAAAGAGTTGACAAAAGACAAAGACTCACTAAAGTCTGCTCTTGAAGGTATTGCTGGAGTTACAGATACAGGTATCCAAGTTCGTTGGAACAAGATAGCTGGACCTACATCAGTAGACAAAGATGAAGTACTTGCTAAACTTGGCTTCGTGCCAACTAAGCAAGGTGCAGATTCATTACGGTTAACAATCAAACAATCTGGAGGAAAGTAAATGGCTGCAAACGAAAACACAAAGTTCCAAGTTAACTTCAAGACAAGTAGTGGAACCCTTATAAATCTATACGCAACTGATATCAAAGAACTAGAAACAGGTCTTACTGACCTGTCAATGGTTGCATCTCTTATCAAGACTACCGATACTGAACTCAATGGTGGCAGGGCATCAGCGCCAACTGCTGCATCAGTAGCAGAGTCTTTTAATGCAACGCCTGTTGCTGCACCTGTTGTTGTTGAAGGTCAAGCACCAAGCTGTAAGCACGGTGTAATGAGTTTCCGTACAGGTACTTCTGCTCGTGGCCCTTGGAAGGGCTGGATGTGCGCTGCACCAAAGGGTGCAGTAGATAAGTGCGCAACTATCTGGGCATAGAAAAATGCGGGAACCACACGAGTTTGAGGTTCCTTTATGTGCTCAAGTAGGTGGCGATCTCTTTTTTCCTGAACAGGAAAACGAAGGCAAAATGGTTCGCCTAAGTATTGCATCAGCTAAATCAATCTGTCGTGGCTGCCAGCACATTACTGAGTGTGCTGAGTGGGGTATTCGTAAAGAACGCCACGGTATCTGGGGTGGACTCACCGATGGTGATAGACGAAAGATACGCAACGCAAGACAAATAATTTTGAACCAGGAGAATAGTGCTTAAACTTTCCCGCGCTTGGAGTGGAGTGACCACAAAGGCCACGCCACTACCTGATGTGTGGAAGAACTTAGTTAAGCAATCTATAAAGTTTCGTCGCGGTCAAGTCTGTATGGTAGCTGCAGCACCTAATGCTGGTAAGTCAATGTTCGCATTGATCTATGCAATCAAAGCAAATGTGCCTACGCTTTTCTTCTCTGCCGATACTGACACCGCGACAGTTATGATCCGTGCTGCTGCACACCTATCGGGCCACAGTCAGGTTACTGTGGAACACAACATAGAGAAGCAACAAAATTACTACGCACCACACTTGGTTAAGACATCACACATTCAATGGGTCTTTGACTCCAGTCCGTCTCTTGATGATATTGAGATGGAGATAAAGGCTTATGTTGAACTCTATGGAATAGCTCCAGAGCTAATCGTCATAGACAACCTAATGAATGTTGCTGCTGAGACAGACAATGAGTGGGCAGGGCTACGTGCAATTATGATGGAGTTGCACGATATGGCACGTAAGACAGAGGCTTGCGTCTTAGTACTCCATCACGTCAGCGAACAGAGCGAGTATGGTTCTCCTATGATGCCTCCACCTAGAAGAGCCATTCACGGAAAGGTAAGTCAATTACCTGCTTTGATACTGACATTAGGTTATGATCCGTCACAAGGTTTACTGCGGATGGCTTCGGTCAAGAACCGATTTGGTCCACACTATGCTGATGCTTCGCAATGGGCATCACTATTTGTAGACTTTGCATCTTGTCAGATTGGTGATGATGATGCACAAGGTAGAGCTTACCTTCGTAGTGCGGGGGAGGAAAGCAGATATGGACAAATCTAAATACTCTTTAACGGTAGAAGAGGAAGCTACTTGTGTTGAGGTTGGATATCAAAGACAGAAGCCATACTTTGGTGACCCAACGAAGAATATCAATTACTCAGAAGGTGACCTATGGGAAACGTGGCAACACGTTGTATGCGCAGGATCAGAACTCGCATTCGCACGTATGGTTGGTAAAGATAACTTCACTCCACACTACAATAAATGGAAATCAGAACTTGATATTCCAGGATTTGGAGAGATCCGTTACTCGTTTCCACCAGTAAGGGGAATGCGTTACTCAACTAGAGACGACGACAACCTTGTATATGTATTAATGTCTGATGGGTTATGTCATAAGACAAGACGTGTTGCGCCTGAATGGAAGGGTCCTGAGTACACAGCTATTGGTTGGAAACTTGGATCTGAATGCAAGCGTGATGAGTGGAGATACAACGATAGGACTTGGTATGTACCAGTTGCATACCTTAATCCTATGGAAAGTTTAGTATTCAATGGCTAATAAAAACGGACGCAAAGGTTCTCAGTTTGAGACAGATGTGATGAAATGGTTACGCAGTAAAGGCGTAATAGCAGAACGTCTGACTAAGGCTGGGGCAAAAGATGAAGGCGATATGGTTGTTATCATATCTGGAAAAACCTACATCTTAGAACTCAAGAACAGGCAGACCCTTTCCCTGCCTGAATTCTGGAGAGAAGCACAAGTTGAGGCGCTTAACTATGCACAGGCACGGGGTCTTGGGGAAGTTCCTCCGTCTTACGTCGTAGTTAAGCGTCGCAACGCTTCAATAGATCAAGCTTGGGTAATCCAAGATCTAAATCAATTCCTAAAGGAGAAACAATAATGCCAGTACCAGGTGGAGAAATAACAACAACAGAGATACTAATACCAGAAGTAATTGAAGAGCCAGAAGATGATTTGTCAGAACTGTCATAAGGCAGGAGAAGAGAACACTCTTACTCATTACAAGCGTTCATCTCATTGGCACGATAAGTGTGACGATAAGGGGTGTGTATGCCAGCACAAGACTGGTCCAGGACACGTAAGGCGAGCAGGGGTAAGGGTAGAGTTAATGCAGACTCAATCCCCGTAGGATTAATCGTTGCTCACTATGGCGGTGAGGTAAGAGAAGGTAGATCAGCTTCCGTACGCTGTTGCATTCACAAGGACAGCAGACGTAGTGCTGTTATGAACACGTACGAGAACCTGTACTACTGTCATACCTGCGGTAAGGGTGGCAGCTCGGTAGATATTGTTATGGAAATAGAGAATTTGGAGTTCAAAGATGCCCTCAATCGCGCAATCGAAATTACTGCTGGAAGCGGCCAATCATTACAGTCAGGTGATAAACGAGGAAGCTCTAAACTATCTAGAAGGACGTGGAATATCTGATGCTGTTGCCCAACAGTATTCGTTGGGTGTAGTAACAGATCCTATCAATGGTCACGAGATGCATAGAGGGTGGCTATCTATCCCTTACATCACAGCTACTGGGTTGTGTGTTGGCTATAAGTTCAGACGATTAGATGATGGCAAACCCAAGTATGGATCTCCATTGGGGCAGAAGGCTCATCTCTATAACGTTGGTGATATAACTATTGACTCATCATACATAGCAGTATGTGAAGGTGAGTTAGATACCGTTATCTTGTCAGGTATTGTTGGCATACCAGCAGTAGGTGTACCTGGGGTACAAGCTTGGAAGCCACACTTTGTTAAGTTGTTTGCAGGTTATGACAGGGTGTTTGTCATTGGAGATAACGACATCAAAGAGGATGGCACTAACCCAGGAGCTGAGTTCTCCAAGCGTGTCGCACAGGAGATAACAAACAGCACAATAGTAACATTGCCTCCATCAATGGACATCAATGACTTCTATCTGGCCAATGGCGCAGATGCAACGAAGGCATTGCTACTAGGTGAGAAGGATGAATAGAGACGAATGGCTACAAATGGTACAGATTTTGCAGCATATGGGCTTCCAGATCCTGGAGATCAATATGGAAACCGAGACTATACTCCTTCGGCCTACGCCGACAAGGTAAATGAAGCTTTCATCGCTGATGTCTGGCGCATTATGGATCAAGCTGGCAACCTGTTGGTGCGTAAGCATCACGACTACGGCCCAAAGAACATTGCTCACTCACCAGGTGGACCACTTAATGGTTTGCGTGTACGTATGTGGGACAAGATAGCTCGTATCAATAACCTACTTGACTCTGGCGTTAAGCCTAGTAACGAGTCATTGCGTGATAGTTTTGTAGATCTATTAAACTATTCTGCTATTGCAATGATGGTGCTAGATGGCGTGTGGCCAGAGGTAGAAGAACCTGATTGTGACTGAGCTACATAAATCCATCTATGACATAGCACCTAGCGTTGCTAGTGCGATAGCCCGTCGCTTTCGTGGCTACGTAGAACGAGATGATGTATTACAAGAGTGCCTTGCTTGGGCATTAACACGTAACAGACAGTTCGACGAGATGCTTAATGAACCTAACCCAGTCCAGCGTGTTATCAATGAGAAGCGTATTGCTTGGCAGATGAAGCGTACGGCTGAGCGTTATGCTCGCAAGGAGAAGGCCGCTAAGTCTGGCTATCGAACAGGTGATGAAGCCTTCTACGATACAGCTATGATCGCACAGGTTCTACCTCACGTGATTGCATCCATTGTAGATAACACGGTACTAGAGCAAGCACAAAACATTATCAACGACGGCTCACCTAAGAAGCCTAGCGTCCCAGCAGAAGGTGGCAACCTGCTTGCTACCCTGATTGATGTAAAGCGTTCATACTTAAAGCTTGAAGTAGAAGACCAAACCGTACTTCGCTTGCGCTACCACGAAGGACAAACCTTGCAACAGGTGGCACACCTCTTAGGGTGTGCAGTATCTACCGCAGATCGCAGGTGTACCAGCGCATTACGCAAGGTACAGAATGGCTTAGGTGGTGACAACCCTTGGCAATGAAAGAGATTGAATTGTTTGAGTATCTAAGAGAGAGCTTGTACCCAGACCTTGCT